AACTTTTTCTTAGACTCAAATATGTTCTTTAAAGTTTTTCATTGTAAAAAGGAAGAAGCAACCACGAAAAAGGTTGCTTTTTTCTTTGCTCTTTTTAAGGGAAAGGGGAAGAAACATAGAGAAGATAGGGAATAGGTGGTGTAAAAAAATAATTGTATGGGATTAATAAAAGACATTAAAGATGTATTACTAGCAGTTCAAGTAAAACAATCTAAGTACAAATACGATTTAATAACAATAGATTACTACAACCAAAGAGATCATACTCTAAGCTGTAGATTTGAACTTGTTAAGTACCACAAAGAAAACATAAATAAAAAAAGACAAAGGGTTAAGGATGATGAGGTCTATGGTAGACCACTCGATATTTTAAATTATCTATTAAGTGAACTTGAATCCTTTTCTTAAAGAAAGGGGGTAGGCAGTTATGAGCAAGGTCGCGGATAAGAAACCCAAAAAACCAGGCAAAAAAGAAAAATCGCAACAAAAAGAAAAAATAAACCAAGATAAAGAAATTTTGCCTAAACATTATACTGGGACAAACATTCGCAAGCTTCCTAAAGTACCTAAAGCGTACTTAAAGGATCTAGCAAAAATAGAACCAATAACAACAGAGCAATTAGAAAGTTATTTAACTGCAATGCTTTTAGGTGTCATCCCTGATAGATTTGGACTAGAAGTTACGGCTGATACGAAAATGAAAGCAGCCAAGAGCTTAATGGATTTAAGAGAAATAAAAATGAGAGAGCAGTCGATGCAGACTGAAGAAGATTTGTCTAACATAGCTATTGAGTTTGTAGTCAAACAAAAGAAACAAGTTGATGAAGAACAAATAGAAGAACAAGAAGAAATGAGTGAAGATGATGGAAGTAATTGAGTATAGCAAAAAGCAATTACAATACATTAAAGAGTCATTACATTTAGATCCAAGACAAGACCATAGATGGAATATAAAATCAGGAGCTACTCAATGCGGTAAAACAACAGTAGACTTTCAAGAGGTAATACCTTTTAGAATCGCAGTAAGAAACAAACTGCCTGGATTGGTAACAATTTTAGGTGTATCACTTGGAACTATTGAAAGAAATGTTTTAATCCCAATGCGTGAGTATTTCAGAGCAAAGAATTTGCCTAAAGCAGTAAGCCAAATACACAAGGATGCTGCAGGTAATACTTATGTCAAAATCTTAAATCAAATAGTTTATCTTTGTGGAATGATGAACAAGACTGCAATATCTCGTTTAAGAGGTAGTAAATTCAAATATGCCTATGGCGATGAAGTTGCAGAATGGAATGAAGAAGCATTCGCATTGTTAAAGTCAAGAATGAGTTTAGAGTATAGTTGCTTTGATGGGGCGTGCAACCCTGCAAGCGATACTCACTTCTTATATGCGTTCATTCATTCAAACATTGATATTTATTTGCAAGAATATACAATCTTTGATAATCCTTTTTTGAGCAAGAAGTATGTTCAAGGATTATGTGATGAATATTCTGGTACAGTGTACTATGATAGATACATTTTAGGACTTTGGAAAAAGGCAGAGGGTATCATCTTTAGAAAGTACGCTGACAATCCAAGCAATTACATTTTAAGTGAGATACCAAGCAACACAAGATTTTCACATGTCAATATTGGTGTGGATTTCGGTGGCAATGGTTCTTATCATACATTTGTTGCGACAGGATTCTTGGCAAACTACTCAAGTGTCATTGTTTTAGAAAGTGAAAGAATAACAGGACAAACAACACCTGATGAATTAGATCAAGCGTTTGTTAAGTTCGTAAGAATGGTTATTGATAAATATCAAAAATATTCAATGTCTTATACTTGGAATGTTTATGCAGATAGTGCTGAACAAGTCCTTATAAGAGGTTTTCGTGTGGCAGTAGATAAAAACAACTTGCCATGCAATGTACTAAATGCTAGAAAGATGGAAATAAAACAAAGAATAGAATTGTTGTTAAGACTATTTGGAATCAACAAACTCTATTTTATGTTTACAGCCAAGAGTGCTATTGCAGCTTATTCAACTGCAGTATGGAATTCAAAAGAGGGACACCTAGATGAAAGACTAGATGATGGATCAACTGATATTGATACTTGCGATGCAACCGAGTATTCAATAGAGCCAGAATATAAAAATATTTTAGCAAGGTTAGGAGGTTAGAGATGTTAGATTTAGAAAATTATGTCAAAAGTGCATTAGTAGTTTTAAAAGGACAAAACGCTAATGTTAATGTACAAGGAAGAAATAAAAACATAGAACTTTATTATGATATTTGGAGAGGCAATCCAGCTTGGCTTAAATATAACTACAAATTAACAAATGGTTTTACAAAAGAAGCTAAAATGAAAACCTTAAACATGCCAAGATACATTTGCAGGTTATGGGCTAATAATTATGCCAATGAAGATACAACATTGACAGTCAACGGAGAAAACAAAAATGATAGATTACAAGAGATTCTAACAAGCAACAATGTTTTTGGAAGATTTAATAACTTCTGTGAAATGTTTATGGGTTTAGGTATTGGAGCAACTGTTGTCGAAACTGATATCGAATACGACAAAGAAACAAAAGACATCATACCAGGAGATAGTGAAGTAAGAATCAAAATGATTCCTGGTAGGAGAGTAATCCCAATTACAATTGATGATGGAGAAGTAACCGAGTGTGCATTTGTTTCGTATAGTACAGGTGCAATAAAGCTCATACTTCACTATTTAGATGAAAACAACAAATATCATGTGGCTACATTTAAAGGTACACAAGCAGAGCAAGGCGGATATAACATCGATTTAGAAAACTATGTAGACATTAAAGCTGATACAATTCCACTTTTTCAAATATGGCATCCTAACTTATCAGAAGAAGATGAAGTTGACAAATCAATAGGCACTTCAATATTCTCAACTGCAATAGACACATTTAAACATCTTGATTTAGGTTATACAGCTTATTACAAAGAAATTAAACTAGGTCAAAAAATTAAATTTTTGTCAACAGATCAAATAGACCATGATGCAAATGGTAATCCTGTATATGCATTTGATGAAACTGATGAATCAGTTATTTTCATGAAGAACGCAAACGATAATAAATCTCAAATGCAAGAGTTTAATGGCGAGTTAAGAATTGATGCGATTACAAAATACATCAATACAAATCTTAATTGTGCTGCTATGCTTTGTGGTTTAGGTCAAACACAATTTGAATTTGATGGTGGTGGAGGCAGACCTATTCAAACTGCTACAGGCGTAATTGCAAAACAAACAGAGCTTTATAGAAATGTTGTAAAACAAGAAAATCTTGCAACAGGTTTATTCAGAAAGTTAGTTCAAGCGATAGCGTATGTCAATAACACATTTACAAATAAAACTAAAATTGAGATTGAATCATTAAATGACATAACAGTAACATACGATGACAACATTGTAGAAGATACAGCATCAAAGAAACAAGCTGAACTTGGAGAAGTAAACGCTGGCATTATGTCAATTGCTGAATTCCGTTCTCATTGGTACGATGAAGATATTGACACAGCAAAAGACTTCGTACATCAAAATGGCTTGTTATTAGATAAATACACTTTAGCTTTACAAGCAAATGTTATAACACCTGAAATATTTGTTGATCTTGTCTTTGGAGAAGATTACAAAAACAAGAATGAACTAGTCGCTTATATAAGTGAGCATTATTCAACACAAGAACAAGAGCAAATCTCAACTGGCTTTGAAGATGAATCAGAAGAAGATACTGAAGAAGAAACTGATGAAGAAGTAAAGGACAATGAGGATGATGATGAATAATGGCAAAAAAGAAAGAGAAGAAACTCGAACATATCCAAGTTAAGGATAACGGAATAAAACTATCTCAAAAAATAGGAGATAAATTATCCGATGTATCGCAAGAGTTAGAAAACACAATCGAATCATCACTTGTAAAAAACACTGAAGATTTAAGAAAGTGGCAAATTCAAAAAAATATCGAAATTAAGAACTTTAAGACACAGTCAGGTAAATTGATAAGCAAAACTGAAAAAGAGTTAAAAAAAGACCTTAAAAACGATTCTAGCGTGAATTTAACACCACAACAACAATCTTTAATCACAAAAGAGATAAATAAAGGGTTGTTATTCTTGCAAGAAGATGCGACAAAGGCATTTCAAAGAGTAGTACAACAAACAATTACTACACTACGAGTTAATAAAACAATCGAGTTGCAAGAAGCACTAGCCAAACACATGGCATCAGGTTTAAATATTGGTGTTGTCTATCAAGATGGCAAACACTTTCAATTCGATACATACTACGAAATGAAAGCAAGAACAGAGATTCAACAAGACATCGGAACAAATATGATAGATGCAGGACATGAAAGCGGTGTAATCTTTTACATCTCTGCATACTTTGGCGACTGTGCAAAGGATCATGCCGATTTAAACGGCAAAATCTTTTGTGATGCAAAGTGGGAATCAATGTGTCCTAAAGATAGACTTGAAGAAGTTAGGAACTATATAGAATCTAACAAAATAATGACAGTGCAAGAAGCAATGGGCGAACCATACTACTACACAACAAGACCAAATTGTAGACATTATTTTCAATACATCGATATTGACTCGGTGCTAGGTGCTAAAACTCAAAAAGAAGTATCAAATTTAAGAGATGATAGAAACCTAAATTTTAATGGTAAATACAAACCAGAGAAATACAAGGCATTACAACAGCAAAGAGCAAATGAACGAGCTATAAGAGCTGAAAAGAAAGAAATTGAACATAATGAAAAGATGCTTCAACTTGATCCAACCAATGACACTATAAAAAATAGCATTGTCAGAGGAGAAGCAAGAGTTCGTGATATTCAAGCAAAACAAAGAGAGTTAATCGACAACAATTCTAATCTCGTAAGACAATACGATAGAGAGCAATTAGGAAATAGAATAACTCTTAATGTTGATAAGTAGGTGGAAAAAATGGGAATAATACTTATTTTAGGGTTAATCATAGCCGCAATAGGCGAAACATAGAAAGGGGGACAAAATGAGCTATCTACCAAATACGAGAGATGAAAATAGCGGAGCATACTACGAGGGTAACTTAACAAAGGAAAACAAAGCAAGAATTGAAGAATATGACTTCGCAGTAGAGCAAGTAGGAAGCGCACTCGACAATCTCGAATGCATTGATACATCAGAACTTGATACAGACCAAGAATATCATTTACGAAAAGTCGTTGAAGATGACAAGATAAGGCAAGCGTTAAGAGAGTATTTTCTTGATTTTATGGAAATACAAAGAAATGACTATGTTATTTCAATGATAGAAAATCAACCTGAAGAATCTAATTAAAGGGCTTGGATAAGTCCTTTTTTTATTGCTGAACATAACAGCGTTAAAAAAATGCAATTAGTTAATTCCATGTAACGTTAAATATTGGATATTGTCAAAAAAATAAAAAAGTGGCTAGAGTAAGCACGAAGAAAATAAGCTCGTTAAAAGAAAGGAAAATATGACAAGAGAACAAATTAACACTATTTTTACTGATTTAGGTCTTGAAGTACCTAATAAGGGGGTAGTAAACGCATTATTAAATGCTTTCAATCAAGAAAAAGGCACTGAAATTGATAATGCAAAGAAAACTGCTAAAGATGAAGCAGAGGCAAAATACAAAGGTTTTGTAAAGCCAGAAGATCATCAAAAACTCGTTGATGAACTCAACGCTGAAAAGGGCAAGGGTGCTTTAGCTGAAAGAAAAGCAAAATATCAAGCAAAGAACCTAAATATCGATGATGAAGATATCTTGACATTAATCGAATCTAAATTAAAAGATTCTAAAGATTTCGAGAAAGACCTAGATGAATATGTCAAAGCTCATCCATCATTTGTAAAGGTTATAGAACCTAAAGAATCTAAAAAACCTGAAACAGCAAAAATCACTCTTGGCGGTGCTGGGAATGAAGATAAACCAGGACAAACAATAAAAACTGGAGATATGTTGGGTGCAGTAAACGAATATTACAACACAGATAAAAAATAATAAAAGAGAAAGGTTAAAAAGGTAAAACAATTATGGCTATTACTTTAGCACAATTCAAGGTTGGCATGGCTGATAAGGTCGACCAAAATGTTATAGATTTAGTACAAAGAGAATCAGCACTTATGAATGGATTAACTTATGATGATGCAGTATCTCCTGGAACAGGTGGTTCTACATTAACTTATGGTTATTTACAAACTACAACACCAGCTTCTGCAGCAGGTAGAGCAATCAATAGTGAATACACAGCACAAGCTGCAGTTAAGACTAAAAAGACAGTAGATCTTCAAATCATGGGTGGTTCATTTGAGATTGATAGAGTTCTTGCTCAAAATGAAACTTCAAGAAATAGTGAAGTTGCATATCAAATTTCAGAAAAGACAAAAGCAACTGTAGGAAGATTCCAATATTTAGCAATCAATGGTAATTCAGCAACTACAAATGAATTTGATGGTTTAAATACATTACTTGCTGGAACTGAAAATGAAATCATGGCATCTTCTGTTGCAGTTAATGGTGCAATGACAGCTGCACATGCTGAAGATTTATGCGAAGCATTAGATTTAGCACTTGCTTCTCTTGATGGCACAGCATCAATGATTCTATGCAATGACAAGATGAAAGTTAAATTAAATGCAGCAGCTCGTATGCTTAACTACAAAGAAAATAAGGTTGATGCATTCGGCAATGGTATTGACAATTATAATGGTATTCCTATCGTTGATATGAAAGACTATTACAATGGATCTGCTACAGTTAAAGTTGTACCTGCAAGAACAGCTGCAGAATACAGAGTTCAAACAGTTACATCTAGCACATTCAAAACTGATGGCTCATTCGCAGCTTCTGCAGATGGCTACTTATATACTGAATCAGGTGGAACATATACAAAGGTTTCAAGCGGTTCATATGGTTCATCAACAACTTACTACATTTTATTAGGTGCGGCAAATACAAGTGACATCTATGTAGTTAGATTAGGTTTAGATGGATTCCATGCAGTTACACCTAAAGGCGGCGTTGGTATCAATACAATTCTTCCTGATTTCAGCCAAGCTGGTGCAGTACACAAAGGCGAAGTTGAAATGGTTGGTTGCGTTGCATTAAAATCAACAAAAGCAGCTGCAGTTTTAAGAGCAATTAAAATTGCTTAATTAAGTAAATAATTGAATAAGAGGGTAGGCGGTTGTCTACCCTTTTATTTGTTATAAGGGGGTTATTATGTCTATAGAATATACATACAATAACATAACAACAAATGAAGATATGATGCGATTAAAAGGCATCGACTTAAATGAAGAATTAGTATCAACACAAACAAATGACTCAAATGCTAAAACTGCAGAACAAGCCATTAATGATGTAGAAGAGTGGTTAATCAATTATATTAACTTAAATTACTCTTTTCAAGGTAGTAGGGAAGATTTATCACCATATCAAAAAGAACGCTTTAAAAAGGCAGTTTGTGAGCAAATAGACTATATTCTTGAAAATGGCGACTTAAGAAACATATCAGGAATAAACCAAGATAACAATACTACTATTGATATTGCGACTTTAGAGAAAAGAGGAATTGCTCCATCAGCATTAATGAATTTACGAAAGTGCGGTCTCGCAAATATAACGAGGTACTAATTATGTCATTATTCAAATATGCAGGAACAAATAGAAAATATACTGATTTTTACTACTTATTCAAAAGAGTAAAAAATTCTAAATTTGAAGAATATGAAACTGAACCAAGTAAAGAATTTAGGGCTTGCGATTTAGTAGATTATTACGAAGAAGAAGTACAAGATGGAAATACATCTTTAAGAACAATAAAACACTTAACTATTGAATCACCTATTCCAATCAATTGCAATCCAGGTGATGTAATAGTTAATTTAAAAGATAATTCAAGATGGCGAATAGCAAAAGTAACCATCAACGATGATAACAGAGGAAAAGATAAATCATTGAGACCAAAGCAAAAAACAATCCTAGAATTAAGAGGTTAATATATGGAACAAGATACAATTCAAACTGCTATTGACAGATTCTATACATTACTTCATTGGCAATTAGCCGCACAACTTCCAAGACCTGGAGGCGTGCATATTTATTCAAAAGGTGCAATGATAGCTGGCTATACATCAAGAAAAACGGCTGATGGTTGGGTTATAAGTATTTCAGATGGCATAGACTATGGTTCACTTGCACTAGGTTTTAATGATGATGGTTCAAAAAGAACACCACGTGGGCCACTAGAAGCTTTAAACTTTAAAATCGTTGAAAATGCAATAAGAGATGTCGCAAAGGTTGTAGCTATTCCATCAGGTGGTAAGGTGGTAATTAATATATGATTAATACTGAATATAAAAAATACCTTGAAACAACTATAAAAGCACTTGTTGAAAGTGGTGAAATAGCAAACGATATCACATTCGGATATCATGAAGAATTTTACTACGAACAAGAAAACGATGTTGAAATAACAATATCAACTCTTCCAGGACAAATAAACAAAGGATTAGTACAATATCCCGTTCAATTAAAAATCGATGTAATAGACAAATATGTCGATGAAATAAAAACGGCTTTAGATGAGTTGGTTGTTAATTTAAACGAAAGCGTTGTGGCTTTAGATGGTGTTAGCTACAAACAATTTTATACAACATCAACAACGCTAGGCTCGTTTTTAAATAATGGTTCTAAAAAATATAATTCATTGACAATTAGCGTAACGCTTATAAATTTTTCAAACATACTAGGAATCACAAAATTAACAATAGGCGGTTATGATGTACTTGCTCCTTTAGTAAGTTATTCTGTTGGTTATGAAGCTGAAACAGCATCAACAGGTGCGATAGGAACACCTGAAACAAAGTCAGTAGCAAAAACATTCGCAAGAACATATAACTTTATATTTGTTGCAAATACAAATAATGTAGGTGTTAAAACATTAATTAGTCAAATAGTTCGTGGAACAAATCCAAATACATCAATATCAGTGGTAAGTAAATTCAGTGCAATTGATAATGCAGATGTAACAGAAAGCTACATAATGAAAACAGGATCAAGCGAACAAGAACTAATATCAACAAACCTACCATTAATAAGAGTCATGTTAATTAAGGAGGTATAAAATGGGAAGATTAGACATTTATATCTCAAATAAAGGAACAAGTGAACAAGCGCTAGATAATAGTGCAGCCAATGGCGGAATTGCTCCAGAATCAAAAGCAAACAATAGTGCAACTAACGGAATGGCTCGAACTATAGCTAAAAGTGCAATAGTGCATCAACTAGTTAATGCTGGCATAAATAATGCTAAAAGCATAGTACAAAATCAAATTAGTATCTATGGAGATGTTACAGGCGACTATATAAAGCAAACAAATATAGAACAAACCTATAACAACATCATGCAAGGTATAGGTTTTGGATTAAGTACCACAACAGCATTCATGGTAAATCCATATTTAGGATTAGTAAATCTAGGCGTTCAATTAGTAGGTGCAGGCGTACAAGTATGGCAACAACAAAAGCAATACAATATTGAATATGCAAAATCTAATGCAGTAGCTAATTATCATAGTGTAAGATTAGGTGCTAAATTGGTAGATGGTAACAGGTGATCGTATGCAAGCAATGACAATAAAAGAATTAAGAAATAAATACACTTCATCAAATGTAAGATGGGGCAGAGCCAAAAGCCAATGCTTAAGCACAGAGCTTGACTCATCAACTATCATTATTACAAACTCGGATAAATTAAACATTGAATCGTATGATATCGTTGAATTAACAAACGAATACAGTGTAAACGAGTATTGGCTTGTTGCAGATAAAAAAGAAGAATATATCACTTTTACATCTCCTTTTAAGTATCAATACACAATTGAACTGATGAGCTTAACTAAACTATTGGAAACCATATTCTTGCCAAACATGGCAATAACAAATATAGGCCAAAATAGAACGATTTATTTTTATATAAATACAATCATAAGTCAATACTTCAAAACATCGTATGGTTTTAGTGTTAGCATTGCAAATAGATTACAAACCAAAGCAAATGTGGTATGCAAAGAAAACACATTCAGCGAACCAACAATGCGAGAGTATCTTGATTGGTTATTGTCATCAGTAGGAGCAATAAGCACTTTAAAAATTCAAAAGACAAACAATGTATATTCGTTTGTGGTCGATTATTTAGATTTAAGCGGTTCAAATGTAGCAATCACTACAAGCTATATAACTGATATATTCACAGGGCAAGATAGTGATTCATACGTTAGTAGAATTTTACAAACAAGTGATGACATTATATCAGAGCAAACAATAAAAGAATACTTGCAAGAATCTACAACTGAACCAATACTAAACACAGATACAGCTCAATTGAGATTAACAAGAAAAGCGTATGATTTTAAGAGTTTAAAAGCATTAAATGTAAGATTTGATGTAAGAACAGCATATACAAATACAACGGGTGCTGATTCTGATGGTTCTGAATATTCAGGAACAATGGATGTTGATATATCAGATTTCGTTGTACCAACTGAAGAATATTCGACATTAACAAGACCTAATTCAAGTGAATATGGAACAACAGGATTTGGAAGCAGACCAAAGGCGTTTTATACAGTTACGCCAAATAAATATATCACAAACGATATAACATGGGACAGAGATAGTAATACAATAACAAATCTTCATTATATGCAAAAATGGAAGGCATGGTGGGTAGATTTTAATTCAGGAGTATCAATTGAAAACGCAATAAGAAGAAAAGTGTGGGAATGGTATAAAACCATAGCACCAGATTATTCTGCAGCCAAAACTTGGCCTGATGGGCGAATAGAATTAAAAATTGATGATGGTCATGGATTTGTTCAATGGTATATGTATTATGTAGAAATTGACTATGACTACGATGAACAAATATTTGAAGTAGAGTATCAACCATATTACTCTCCTAAAATTGTTGAAGAACACGAAAAAAGCAATGCGATATACTCAACTGATACAAATACCAATGCAAAAACTGATATTTTATTACAACTTGATAGAAACAAAGAAAAGTTGAATCAGCTTGCTTGTGATTACAAGATTATGACAGCTATATCAAAGGTAACTAATTCAAATTACGCACCTAAAATATCACTCGGTCAATATTGGATGGATGAGAATAACAACAAATATGTTCTTACAAAACTAGAAACAGTCATAAATTCAGATTTTATTCAGTATAAGGGTACTTTATCCTTAAACTTCTCAAATGCGATTATAGACACTAGTTTGAATAGAGAAAAAAGATATTATGCTTATGCCAATACAGATATTGTTACAAGAAAAGAAAACTATGTAAAAATATTTAAAATTTGTTT